ACCTATTATATAATATTATAATATTTTTTATTACATTAGATATTTTGTCGGGCAACTTCTAACATATGAATTGTAAATTGTATGGATATTTGGTGCATTATAACCCATTGGTGAAGTTTGGAAAGAACCGCCACACATTCCAGCACCACTACTTGCACCTCCTCTCATACTATCGCTCATCATTCCTGCACCTTGTTTTTTTGGTGTGTAAGATTTGACAGCAATCAAAATATCAGTTCGTAATTTATTCATTCGTATCAGCATTGTATCGTAAAAAATAACGCCATTTTCAATATGCTGACCAATATATTCTCCGCTGATTTTATTAAAAGTTTTTGCCACTTCTTCGCTTTTACTTGCTAATGCTTGAACGTCTAATTTATCCAACATATTTATATTTCTCTTGATTTTACCATTAAAATTTACATTCAATCTTGTAATCAACTCCGAAACACGAACCATACTATTAATAAGCGGGTTTTCATTTGGAACGGGATTTTTAAAACTTTCATCGCCCCAACTTGAAGTTCCAGCAGTTCCTTCGGGGTCTTCATCATCATCATCGGGTGGCGTTCCTTTACTGGAAGATGATTTAGTAGATGGTGCATTAGTTGATTTTGTTCTTGCTCCAAAAGAAGAATAAGACATTTCATCGTCAGAACTATCGGCATCATCGGCAGTACCCATTGTCACAGAAGGGGTTGTTTCGGTTTCAACACCCGCCGAACCACTAACTGCTTCTGCTTCATCATCGCTTTCTTCAACAGCATTGTCAAGATATTCGGGATTTGATTGATACATTGATGATAAAGAACCATACGCCACAGATGCAGGAGGATTAATTGGAGCACCCGCCATACTACTATAAAAATCTGCCCATTCAGTACCATCTTGCCCGATGTCTTCCTGATGTGGCATTTCCATTTTTTCCTCTGCGTTTGTCGCACCCCACAATGATGGGATTGTTTGCTGACCAACTTCCATTTCTTTCGGTTTATTTTTACTTCCTTTTGGTCTGCCTGAACCGCTAACGGGATTATAATTTAAATCTTCTGCAAGAGCACGAGTGCGACTTCGCATATTTGCGTAAGGATTATAAGAAGTAGTACCAAAATTCACTCTACTGAATAATTCTTCACCCGCATTAACATATGCTATAATTTGGTTAAGATTAGTATCTAATATGTCTAAACCCGATAAAAATTCATTCGCATCGTTTATAACACCATCTTTTAAAGTAATTGCCGATTTGACTGCCGTGTCAGGGTTGGACGTATTATTTGTCATATTTCTTAATGACATCGTTTGTATCCTTTTTGAAGCAGAAAATATACTATCGGGATTACTTGCTAAAATTTTATTTTGTTTAATAACTGGCATATTTATTATATATTATATATAAATATTTTTTAATTATAATATTATTTCATTTTTTTTAATATAATCCATTTTGTTTAACAAATGCGGACGCTTGTGGCAATGATAGTCCGTGCTGTTTCATTACTTGTGAAACGATAACACCACGTGCTGAAACTCTCTTTACACCAGCACCTTTGAATTTTCCAGAATAAGATTGAAGAGCAGGAGGATATACAGAGTGATGAAATTGGTCGGGTCGGTTCATTAGTAAAGCACCACCACGACCATATCCGTATTTCCTTGCGAGTGCATCTCCTGTTGATTGTCCCATTGCTTGTCCCAATGGTGCTAATTCTGGATTACCAGAAGCGACTGCCAATGCGTCAAAAGCGACAGGAAGAGCATATGGAGCAATAGTCGCACCTACTTTACCTACTACTTTGCCCACTTTTTTAAATGCTCTACCAATATGAACTTTACCACCTGCGGGAGGAGCAGAACTTCCTGACATATAATTTTCAAAAGCATCAATCGCCATATCCTTCGCAATTGGAAGGGCGACTTTTCCTACTTTTTTCGCAATTTTACCCCAATGGATTTTTCCGCCTTGTGATGGGTGATGAAGTGCCAAATAGTTCGCTAATGCCTGTGGTGACGCCATTCTTCCACCTTCTGCTGGTGCTGATGACATATAATCTTCAAATGCTTCTTTCGCCATCTTTTTAGCGTAAGGGAGCGTGACCCTGACGACTTCTTTTCCAACTGGAAGTGCGACTTTTCCTACTTTTTTAGCAATCTTACCAAAATTAATTTTGCCACCTTCGGGTGCAGATTGTCCTGCCATATAATCTTCAAATGCTTTTTTCGCCATATCCTTCGCAATTGGAAGGGCGACCTTGCCGACCTTTTTTGCGACTTTACCCCAATGAATTTTTCCACCTTGTGCGTCCATCTCCATCACCATTTTTCGTGGGCGACCTCTGGGTCTCTTACCCATACCCGCACCAGAAGAACCTGACGCCATATAATTTTCAAGTGCATCAACTGCCATATCACGTGCAATAGGAAGGGCGACTTTTCCTACTTTTTTAACAATGCTTCCAAAATGAATTTTGCCACCTTCGGGAGCAGAACTTCCTGACATATAATTTTCAAGAGCGTCCATCGCCATATCTTTCGCAATAGGTAGTGCCACTTTACCGACTTTTTTAGCAATTTTACCCCAATGGATTTTTCCACCTTGTTCCATTGGGTGACCCATCATCGGGTGAGCTCCATATACCCCCGACACGCCGTGATACCCGTGCTGAACAGGGTTATAAATCATTCCACCACTATACGAGTGCGACATTCCATCGCCAAAATATGCACCTGCTAAATTAGAAGGGTGTTCTCCTGTTAAAGAACCAACGGAGAGAGAAGAAGGATAATCGCTTTCACTTGAACCTGCTAAAACATATTTTCTAACCCTTCGTCCGCCAAACATTGTCGGTTGGGGTGTGCCGTGTATCATTCGTCTTGATTTTCCAACCATCTGGTCGGCGAGAACTTGATTGTATAATTCCATTTATATATTATAAAGGAATATATTAATTTTTCTAAAAAAATATTTTTATATTTCTTTAAATCATTTTTTATATGTATTTTATATGGAAATCTAACATTTTTTAATAATTCAAAAACTTAATTATTAAAAAAATCTATAACTTAAAATTTATTTTATTCTAAATGTTTTAAATGAGATGTTTGGAGACTTTACTTTTTGAACTTGTATAAAGACCCGCACCGCTTGAATTACCTGCTGGGAAACCTGCTCCAGAATGAATACCACCCGCAAGTTTATTTTTCTTGTAATGTCTTACCATTTTCATTAAGGAAGACATACCCATATTTTGTAGTTTGCCACCCACTAATCGCTGATATTCACCGCTGTCAAGGTGAGGCACGGGGTTCATTTCCTTTGTCTTGAGGACTTGTTCTTTGGTAAGGATACCTGTAAAAATTTGGGAAGTACCTTGCTGGGTACAGAAAATACCGCTGTTCATCGTCAAAATTACGACTTCGGGTGTAATAGCGTAAGGGAACTGATTTTCAACAGAAAGGTTGAATTGGAATTGATACTGACCTAACGATGATGCTGAAAGGTACGAGGGCAATGAGAATTGATTTACGGGGTTTAGAACAAGGAGAGAACCCGTTGTAGGAATAGAAAAAACTTGTCCAGTTGCGGGGTTATTGTTATTAACCGCACCAACGAATTCACTATATGTTTGGGAACTGCCATTTGCCACCGAAATATTATACAAGTCCTGCGGGGTTGCGGTTGCGAGGAGACCTGAACTATTATTAAAATTGACTTGAATGCCCGTAATCTTCAAGAATGAACTGGTATTATACCATTTTTGGGCAGACATTGGAACTCTTGCACAAATGATAATAAGGTCTGGAATTTGGTTGAGTTGTATGGATTGTGATGTGAGAGTTGCGGTAGTATTACTTGCACTTCCAGCGGGATTTAGTGCAGAAGTATTATTGAAGGTGGTAAGGTATCGGGGATAATCAAGGAAAGGGACAACATTTTTCGTTGATATTTTAGCATATTGTTCAGGTTGGAGAGAAAGGAAGTTGAATAACAAACGGGTATTAGAAAATCCAACAGGTTGGGCAGTAGAACCGAGACTGATATTTGTAATATAAGAACCGATAGTAGCGGTAGAACCAGACCCCGAAATGGTGGTGTTGGCGGTACTGAAAAATCGTTTGCAGGTTGCGTCCACGTTAAGAACAAGTGACATATTGTTAATTCCTACAAGACCCGCAGAGTTATTGGGGAGACAATTGATGAAAGGAGATAGTGCTAAAAAGGGTTCGGTAAATTGGGCAGAAAGAACGATAGTCCAAGTATCGGCGACGTTGGTTGAAATTAGAGAACTATCAGTACCACCAGCAGTAATGTTGTGGACAACGCTTACGAATGTGATAGGATAAGCACCACGAGGGACAAAATCAGTATCATATGAATTGTTGCTAATAGTGGCGAGAGGGTTGCTGTTAGCACCGACTGCATCACTATACACACCATACTGATTATCGGGGAGTGACGGGGTGAGACTATTATATCTGCTTAACACTCTGTTATCATTCATTCTCATTAGCATCGGGAGAACATCTTGGGTGTTGGTGCTGACTGAGACGTTGTTAATTGTTGCTTGGGTAGTTGTGAAAAGACTATTAAGTGGGAATGCTTGGAGACAATCCGTAAGTCCATATTGAAGTGCCTTAACACCAGCGGGAACGCCAGTGGCATTAATGGTGAATAGCACGTTTGATTGAAGTAAAAGATGTCTATCAATTACAATATTTTCTGAGGGAATTTGGACTGAAAATACCACCGAT